GATATCTATGTAAACACAAGCATTGGTCACCATTGGAGATGGTTAGCGTCTGCTTAGAAGTAGAGACAACCAGAGACATTGCACATCAGATTGTTCGACATCGTTCATTTTCTTTCCAAGAGTTTAGTCAACGATATGCAGAACCATCTGCAATGGGTAATGAAATGGTGATTAGAGAATGTCGTTTACAGGATACACAAAATCGTCAAAATTCAATTGAGATTGAAAATGACCCATCTATTCAAGAGAATGCAAAGATGCAAGACTTGATTACTGAATGGGGACGTAGACAACATGGTATCATTAATCAAGCGAAAGCATGCTACGAATGGGCAATTGAGAATGGTATCGCAAAAGAACAAGCACGTGCTGTCTTACCAGAAGGTTTGACTAAGACACGACTTTACATGAATGGTACATTACGTTCATGGGTACATTATATTGAGTTACGTTCTGAGAACGGAACACAAAAAGAGCATATGGAAGTTGCACAGAAATGTGCATTAGAGATTGCAAAAGTCTTTCCATTATTAAAGTCATTATAATTTCAAAAAACTATTGACTTCATGGCCCTTTTAATGTATTATAAATAATGTTATATAATGAATAACGTGAAATACTTTAACATACGAAAAACATACGGAGAAAATATATGTCAATTTCAGCACTAAGAAACCAGAACAGTCTGGATAAACTGTTACAACAAGTCCAAAAGGACGCAACACCCAACACAGAAAAGAAGTCTTATACAGATGAACGTCTGTGGAAACCTGTTGTAGACAAGTCGGGTAACGGTTATGCCGTAATCAGATTCTTGCCTGCACCAACTGGTGAGGAACTTCCTTGGGTACGTTTATGGAATCATGCATTCCAAGGCCCTACTGGACAGTGGTACATTGAGAACTCTTTGACTACTATGAATCAGAATGACCCTGTGTCAGAGTATAACTCTGCATTGTGGAACTCTGGTGTAGAGTCAGACAAAGAGATTGCAAGGAAACAGAAACGTAAATTGCAATACTACTCAAACATCTACGTTGTTGAGGATACAATGAATCCAGAAAACAATGGTAAGGTTATGCTGTACCGTTATGGTAAGAAAATCTATGACAAAATCATGGAATCAATGCAACCAGAATTTGCAGATGAAACTCCTATCAACCCATTTGATTTATGGGAAGGTGCGAACTTCAAACTGAAAATTCGTAAGGTTGACGGATATTGGAACTATGATAAGTCAGAGTTTGACAAGCCGGTACAACTAAAACCAACGGATGAAGAACTAGAGAAAATCTATGGTTCATGTCATTCACTCGCTGATTTCACAGCTCCTAGTAATTTCAAATCATATGATGAGTTGAAAGCAAGACTAGATGCCGTTTTGTCTGGAACAGTTGCAACTGCAAAAACAGCTGCAGCGATTGTTGAAGAAGATACTGTGGATTTCACTCCACCAGCGTCTACTCCAACACCAGAACCACAAACCGCACCATTCTCTGCTTCAAGTAATGATGATGACGATGCAATGTCGTACTTTGAGAAACTTGCTAACGAGTAACGTGGAATAAGGTATACTGGACGATGTATCCTTGGTGGTTGAATTGGATTCACACTGAAAGGGCCAGGTAGTAGTAGAGTACAATCTTAGGATTGGGGAAAGGGTTAACATTTCGGTGTTGACCCTTTTTTTTTGTTTCTTGCACAACACATTTTCATATATAATTATATACTTTTGGGCAGCCTAAATACGATGGCACCTAAATAGACAGGTGATAATTATCACAAGAAATCGAGTGAGAGAGAGTTGGGTTACACTCCCCAACATAATAAAAAGATGGATTTTCTGACACTAATACAAGATGTTGGATTCCCGATTGCTGGCGCCTTGGCGGCAGGATATTTCGTGTTTCTAACGATTAGCTTCATATTAAAAGGTGTGACGGGCGGTGTTAATTCTTTAAAGAACATCATCCAAGCACTGGATAATCGTGTGCAAACTATGAACAATGATTTGGTGAAGATAGATGTTTTGATGAGTCATGCATTTAAAATCAAACCAAACATTGACCGTATAGCTGCGAATGAAGGTAAAGAAGATGCAAGGAGAGATTAGTGGAGACTGATTTTGTTAACGCAATTAAAGACTTTGGTTTCCCTGTTATCGCCGCACTTGGTATGGGATACTTTGTATTCTTCATATGGAAGTGGGTAACTGAAACAATCGACCCTGTAATTGGGGATGCACAGAAAACACTGATTGCATTAGTAGATAGAATCCGAATGTTAGATAATGACATGATAAGATTGAACACAAAACTTTCCATGTTATTAGAACACTATGAAAAGACAGGGGAGCCTATTAAGGGCGACCTCAAGGAGATATTGACAAGATATGGTTCAGTTAGCAAAGAATTTGACCAAAGTGGGTCTACTAAGTCTGATAATAACAACGCAGAGTAGTGCATCCGATTTAACCTTTGGTTTTGATAACCCCTCATTTAGTGGCAATGGTTACAGTACCCATGTATTGAGTATTGAACAGCTACAACACAATCGTAAAAAAGAAATAGAAGATGACGCCGCTGCAGAAGCAAGACGTGCTGAACGAGAAGCAGAAAATGAAACTATTCAAAAGTTTCTTAAAAATGTAGAGTCTCGTATCTATGCACAATTGTCTAAGCAAATGGTAGACAGTATGTTTACTGATACTGGTGATACTTCTGGTACAGCAGAGATAGATGGTTCAACAATTTATTGGGTGAAAGATGAAACGTCTGGAACAATAACCATACAAATTACAGGAGAGGATGGGACTTTTACTGAATTAATTGTTCCGATAACTGGTTTTGGATTCTAATGAGAAATATTGCCGTAATCATATTAATGGTTTTGATGAGTGGATGTGCAACTATACATCCAACAGATTGGGAGCCCGCAAAAGCGGTAACTAGTGTACCTATTCAAAACCAACTAGTAATTCTACCAAAACTAGATGGTAAAAAGATTACCATTGCAGTTTATGATTTTATTGATAAAACTGGACAACGTAAACCTAGTGAACGGTTCAGTAATTTATCAAGCGCAGTAACCCAAGGAGCAGATGTTTGGGTAATTGATGCACTACAAAAAGCAGGTGATGGAACTTGGTTTACTGTAGTTGAAAGGAATGGATTAGATAATCTAGTTAAAGAAAGACAGATTATAAAATCTACAAGAGAAGTTTATGATGGAGAAAGTGCAGTAAATCTCAAACCTTTATTGTTTGCTGGTTTATTGTTAGAAGGTGGGGTTGTTGGTTATGATTCCAATACTACTTCTGGTGGTATGGGGGCGAGATATTTCGGTATTGGTGCTGACACACAATACAGAACCGACCAAGTAACAGTTGCAATGAGAATTGTTTCTGTTCAGACAGGGGAAGTATTATTGAGTGTTGCTACCGAAAAGACTATTGCTAGTTACGCATCTGGAGCTGATGTATTTCGGTTCTTAGATATGGGAACAAAAGCATTAGAAATTGAAGCCGGTTCAGCAGTTAATGAACCCACAAATTATGCAGTGCGAGCTGCAATTGAAGAAGCAGTTCGTTTATTAATAACCAAAGGGGAAGAAAAATCTCTGTGGAAGTTTAAAACCGCAGAAACCCTAAAAATGGAGAAAGATGGTGAAACATAAAAACTACATAGTCACCTCTTTTGTTATGTTATTTTCGTTATGGTACTCTGGTATTGCATACAGTAATGACATTTATATTACTCAATCTGGAGATGGGTTAGACTTGGATGTTGTTCAAGACGGTACAAACAATGTTATCGGTAATTCAACTACTGATGTCACTTTAGCAGGTGATGATATGACATTTAGTATAACTCAAACAGGTGATGCCAATATTATAGCGGCAATTATTAAAGGTAGTACTTACACTGGTACATGGACTTTTACTGGTGATAACAACGAAGTTGATTTACTTTGTTCAAGTTCTGCTACAGGCGATTGTGATACTGTGACTTTAAACATTGCTACTACTGGTGATGATAACGACTACACACTTAGAGTTGGTTCAAGTGCTGACGCAGATTCATCTACAATAGCATTTACTGTTACTGGTGATAATAACATTATTAACTCAACAGTGAATGGTAAGTCTGCATCTTTGACAGTAGCACTTGACAATAGTGCATCTTTGTCAACTAATTCAGCTAACAATGATGAAGGTGTTGCGATAACAACTGTTCAAACTGGTGATGGTGATGCTCATGGACATGGAATTACACTAGACGTAACAGGTGGTGGTGGTACTATTGATATCTCACAAACTGGTGTGAAAGATAATATTGTAGACCTTACAATTGATGGTGATGATTTTGATGTCGATATTACTCAGAGCGATTAGCATACTTCTGATTCTATCCTTTCCCGCTTATGCTAAGATTGGGGATGTGATAGAACAGAAGGGTGTTACTAACATCGAAAGAAAGAGTGGTGATAAAATTGAAGGCATTGAAAAGGATTTCAATGTCGAATCTTATGATGTTGTAAAAACAAAAAATGGTAGAACTGCCATTGAGTTTTTGGATGAAACACGAGTTGATGTTACTGAAAATTCTAAATTAGTTATTGATGAGTTTGTGTATGACCCTAATACAAAGACAGGTTCATTATCACTTAAATCATCATTTGGAACTGTAAGATATGCGTCTGGACAAATCGCAAAGAATTCCAGACAGAATGTGAAGATTACAACTCCAACAGCAGTTATTGGTGTTCGAGGCACAGACTTTTCCATGACGGTGGATGAAACTGGTTCTAGTATGATTATTCTATTACCTAGTTGCAACAGTTATGGAAATTGTGTGGTTGGTGAAATAACAGTAGAATCTGATGTTGGAATGGTAATATTGAATCAAGCCTTTCAGGCAACGATTGTGACAACGCAAAAGACTGCACCATCTGACCCACTGAAGTTATCAATAGATGAATCTATGATTAGTAATTTATTGATTGTTAGAAAACCAGTGGAATTTGATGAAGAAGCAGAATATCAAAGAACGAAAAAACTTGCAGACTTTTTGGGTATAGATTACTTAGAGTTTGATGGGTTGAACAAAGACGAATTAGAAGTAGATGACGAGAATACTTGGACTACAGATTTGGATGTAGATTATCTCGCAAACGCATTTTTATATGATGTATTAGACCAACTTAACAAACAGTTGGCACTTCAGATGAGAAGTGAATTTGAAAAGACAACGACAGTTAAATTGGGTAAAGACCCAGAAACAGGATTAGAATTGTATGATCAATCTCCAAATTGGGTATTCAGAAGAGATGATGGTACAGGTAATTTTTTTGAGTTTAATTTAAATAAGAATAGTAATTATACATTTGATGTGCAACAAGGGGCCTTTGAAACCTATGATTATGACATAGGAGAGGGTGGGGGAAATGAAATTTCTGTTATTCAGTCTCAGTAGTTTAATATTTTCATTTTCAGTATTTGCAAATGAAATTTATGTGAACCAAGCAGGTGATAACCTTAAATTGACTGTAGTTCAAGATGGTAGTGACAACTACTTTCAATATTGTGCTATCAACAATGATTCAAATTGTACAGATATGAACGGTAACGCACACGGTTGGGCAGATGGTGTCGCAAGTGATGATTCTACTGTAACAAGTAGTACAGTTGGTGACGATAACACAGTTGTCGTAGCACATGCAACTGGACGAAATAATACTAATGAAAATATAACCAATATTGATATTGTTGGTGACCGCAATAAAGCACAAAACATCTTTGCAAACCATAGTAATGGAAGTCATCCATATAGTACTATGGATTGGGGTGGACTTAAAGAAAGTAATATTGAGATTGACGGTGATGATAATACAGTAAAACACCAAAGTGATAGTTATGGAGAAGTCGAAGCAAACATCAGTGTAACTGGTGATGATAATAGTGTAATAGTATATCAAAGGTCAATGCGTAATGTTGCTAATATAGATGTAACTAATGCTGGTGGGCCTGTCACTGTTAATGCTCAACAACTAGGGAGTAGTTGGCAAGATACAGGATTAAATTCATACAGTGTTACACAGTTCTGCACCAATGCAAATGGGTGTAGTGTTTCAGTAACACAATACTAAGAGAGCAAAATGAGAGAGAGTAAAAATGAGAGAGAATTTTATAGCAGTAGGTTTGCTGTTGCTCGCACTTGTCTGTTGGACAAGTATTGCAAGTGCAAACATTAATAATGAAGTATTAAAACAGTGTATTGAAGAAAACCGTAAAGGTAGTGACTTTGATTCTATAGATTTCATTGCATCATCTAAATGTTACAATGCGTGGAAAATTCCACAAATCAAAGCAAAGAATGCTGAACTTAGAGATTTCCTAAAACACAATCCAAGGTACAGAGTCCCAGGCCAAGCGCTGAATAGGTGTTGGGGTAAACCAAGAGAGATGCCCTTTGAAAGTGCATATATCAAACAAACCGAAAGTGGGTTTGAAGCAGGAGTGAGTTACAAAGATACTCTTCCAGCAGGATGTTATGAGAACGCACCTTGGGATAATCGTGATGCTAAAAGGTAGTATCATTGCTCTAACTGCAATTGGATTTCTGGTTTACGGTGTACTAACATATGCAAATGAGAGTACAGTGTATTGGGAAAGTGTAGGCCCTCGTTGGGATAGAATGCTTAATCCATCTCACTATAAATAGATGGATGAAATGGATTACACACTGGACAACTGCACTTCTTACACTTGCAGTAATATCTTTTTGGGGTTGGAACGACCCGTTTGTTAAACAAACTCTACGACTAAAATCATTCGATTTAGTCCAGCAATACGACATACCTACAACTTCATCTGATATTGCAATATTGGAGATAGACGAAAAGTCTATTGAACAGTATGGACAATGGCCTTGGAAAAGAACAGTCATTGCAGATATCATTTGGAAGTTAAGAGAATCTGGTGTAGGTGTAATTGTTCTTCCAGTTTTGTTCTCAGAACAGGATAGACTTGGTGGTGATATGGACTTGGCAGAAGCACTTGTCCAAAACGGTGTTATTATTGCACAGACAGGAACTTCACAAGATACCTTTCAAATCAAGAATGCAGTGCCTCGTGGTGTCGCTAAAATAGGTGACCCATTGCCTTGGTTATTTGAATGGAATGGAATGTTGGGCCCAATTCCACTATTAGGTGATAATGCAGATGGTGTTGGTGTTGTAAATACAGTACCAGAAATAGATGGTGTTGTAAGACGTTTACCACTATTAATGAGAATAGGTGATGAGGTATATCCATCTATTGCAATGGAAACTATTCGTGTTGCAGTTGGTGACCCATCATATCAAGTAAAAACACAAGAAGGTGGAATCACTGCAATGCGTGTTCCTGCCTATCAAACTATAAAGACAGATTCCTTTGGTAGAATCTGGTTAAGATTCAATAAAGAATTCCCTACACTTAGTGCAAGTTCTGATGACTACAGTTCTCTTGCAGGCAAGACAGTTATCATTGGTATAACTGCTGAGGGATTATCAAACATTGTTGCAACACCTAAAGGTGAGATGTATGCACATCTTCCTGCCGCAATATCTCTACAAACAATTCTAAATGGTGACACGATTGTTCGATTACCAGAAGCAACATTCTTAGAATGGGCATCTGCGATTGGACTTGCACTTCTACTAATATTACTTGCTGCAAAAGCACCATATTGGTTATCTGGTATATTCATTGTTGGTATTCCATTGGGTGTTGGTTATGGTTCGTACTATTACTTCATAAACCATTTACAGTTATGGGATTGGAGTTGGGTTGTTATCGTAACAACTCTGGTTGGATTCCATGCAATATTCAATAGATTTACAAAAGAGTTTTTCGAGAAACAAGCAATCAAGAAACAGTTCGCTGGATATGCATCACCAACAGTTGTTCGTATGTTACAGGAGAACCCAGCACTAATCAAAGAAGGTATGAAACGTGAGATTAGTATTGTGTTTAGTGACTTACGAGGATTTACTCCATTAGGAGAATCATTCGGTGATGATGTAAAAGGACTTACTAAGATTATGAACGGATACATGGATGCAATTACACAACCAATACTTGACAGTGACGGTATGGTAATTAAGTATATCGGTGATGCATCTATGCACATACACAACGCACCTAACGATGACCCATATCATCCACGCACAGCAGTAGAGTGTGGGTTAGAAATGCTTAATGCAGTGGAGAAGTTTAATGAAAAGATTACTTCAGAAGGTAGGCCACCCATTGGGATGGGGGCTGGTATTAATACTGGGCTTGGTTATCTGGGCGAAATGGGAAGTACGCAAAGACACAGTTACGATGTCCTTGGAGATTCCGTCAGTACAGCAGCTAGAATTGAATCCAAATGTAAAGAGTACGGATGTCTACTACTTGTTGGAGAAAAGACATACGATGAAACAAAGAACGATTTCTTCTACCTCAAAGTAGATGAACTTGCAGTTAAAGGTAAGACTGTAGGAATAAGAATTTACACAGTACTTAATAGATACTGTGATTTAGATGCTCAAAAGAAACATGAACTGATGCATCAATGTTACACTGAAAAAAAATTCGACAAATGTATAAAACTTTGTAACCAATTATTTGAAGAGTTTGATGGTCAAATGACTAAGTATTATGAGATGTGGATTGAGAGATGTGAGTATATGAAAACACAAGACCTACCAGAAGATTGGAACGGTGTATTCATAGCGACAACAAAATAGAAAGGGTATACTATGTTGTGGAAAGATTTACTTTTAATGAAGTTTGAAAACGGTTTTCGTATTTTATCCGAAAAAAATACAGAAGATAAACACTTTGTAATTGATGATGTACAAGTTGAAATTGGTGATGAGTTTAGAGTTGGCCCAAATGGTTACTTTGAGTTTATCGGCAATCCATCAAAAGAACTATTGGAGTCACACAAATGATGTGGTTAGATTATAATATAGACCAAGCAGGTACTAACTTTAAAGTTAGTGGTGAGTGGGAAGGTGAAGTTATGGGTGTAGGTAAAGACGGTACTAAAAAAGACCATTACCTTTACAAGCCTGGAGATGTATTTCGTGTAAACGAAGGCGGTTGGTTAGTTAAGATTGCTGATAAAGACGGTGCAGTTAGAGATTAATAACCGTATGCTTCCCAAGCTTGGTTGTTTGATATAGGAACAAATTGTGTACTTCTTTGTCCACCTGTTTGGGTTGTGGTTGTTGTAGAATTATCAACAACTACAGTGTTACCACTATTTCGGTTTGCTTCTTGTGCTGCTTCTAAGGCTGCGTTTGCAGTTTCTAGTGCAAGAGCTCTTTCTGCAACTAACTTCTCAATAAGTTTTGCATCATCTTTTCTTCCACCACCTTCAAAACCTTTGTAGACGTTTTCGCCACCCTCACTTCTTGCGATTCTATCTTGTGCAGCTGCAATTTGGTCATCTAAAGACATATCACCAGATGGTACTGCTGCTTCATCTTCACCAAATCCAAACCAACTCAACACTTTACCAGCGCCTGGAATAGACTTGATAAGTCCCATGATGTCAATATCAAATAAGCCTGTAAACCAATCGAAGATGGATTTCGCAGTATCAAATATTAAACCACTCAATGAGAAAGGTTCTTCTGGGTCACCAAACCCAAATAACCCCTTAACAAAGTTAATTGCAAGGTTCAGTGGTGCGAATACGATGTCTATAAGTTTTCCGAATACTTCAAATATAGTTAAGTCAGAGAAGTCAAATAAGTCTTTAACGAAGTCAATCATTCCTTGAATACCATCAAAGACTTTACCAACCAACCCACTAATCATATCACTGAATGAGAATTCGCTCATCCATGTCATGTCGAATCCCATCTTTGTTCCCAACCAAGCAATACCTGCTTTAAGGAAATCAAG